TCCCCCATTGCCCGGGCGGGATGAAACCGCCGGTGGCAAACCCGCCAGCGAAACCGCCGAACAGGTTCTTCAATCCACCCTGCAGCCCGCTCATGAACGGCTGGATGAACAGCGTGTTGGCGATTTGCGACACGATCTGACCGACATCCTGCAACGTGATCTTTGCCCCCGACACCAGCTTTTGAAAGATGCCGGTCAGGCCCTGCGCCAGGCCGTCCGCCAGGCCCTGCATCTTGTCCGACATGGTTTCCATCTGCGACACGCCGACATCGGAAAGCTGCGACATGGCCGCGCCGACCTGCGACGTGCCGTTCTGGATGCCGATCGCCAACCCTTCCGAGATGTATTGCCCATACTGCATGGTGACACGCGACGGGGACTGGATCATCCAGTCTTCCTGAAAGGTCTGCTTCGCCTCGGCATCTGCCGAGAAGATCATCGCCTTGAACTCGGCCCACTTGGCCGTGAAGCCATCGATCAGGCCCTGCACCATGTCGGCGCCGGACTGATACCAGCGCGCGGGCAGGCTTGCCAGGTAATCCCAGATCTCGCCGAACTTGCCGACGAACCAGTCATAGGCTTGCTGCGCCCCTGACTGCATGGCCTGCGCAAGACTTGTCAGACCGCTGGATGCCACGTTCACAAAGCGATCGAACACGATCCGCAGGGCCAGCGGCCAGTTGTCCCAGATCAACTGCAAGTCGGCGCCGAACTTCTGCCAGGCGGCCAGCTGCTCGGCCAGCGGCATCCCTGTCAGCGCGACGCTGATCCTGTCCAAGGCCTCGGGCGCCAGCACTGCCGCCGCCACAAGCGCGGCGATCCCGGCCGCGACAAGTCCGATCGGGCTGACCAGAAGCGTCAGCGCGGGCAGCATAAGGCTAAGACCGACCAGCACAGGCCCCAGGATGACCGTCACACCTGCCAGCACCGAAAGGAACCGCTGCGTTTCGGGCGACAGGTTCTGGAACGCCGCCGCCAGTTGCACCGCGACATCGCTGGCCCGCGCAATCGCGGGTGCCAGATTGGCCGTGATGATCGCGACAAAGCCCGAAACGGTTGCGCCCAGACGGGACAGGTTGTCGTTGAACGTCTCCGCCGCGGACGCCGTTTCCTGGCTGATCTCCAGGCCCATCGCCCGCGCCTCGTCCTGCATGCTGCGGATGGCCTCGCTGCCCTGGTTCAGCAAGGGGATCATGTCGCGGCCCGATTTGCCCATCAGCTGCATCGCCAGCGCCGACTTTTCGGCACCGTCCGGCAGGCCCTTGAACACATCGGCGACCTCGGCCAGCACATCGGCGGTGGGCCGCATCTCTCCGTTGGCGTCGCGCACCGAAACGCCAAGGCTGGTGAACTTGGCCTCTGACTTGACCATGTTCTTGCTCAAGGCGCCCAGGGCGGTGCCCAGCTGATCCAGCGACACCCCGGACAGATCAGCCGCATATTTCAGGGTCGAAAGCTGCGCGATAGGCACCCCGAATTTCTGCGCCGCCTTGCCCATTTCGTCGGCGGCGTCCAACTGGCCCTTGACGGCGACCGCAATTCCGGTTCCCACGGCAGAAATCGCGGCACCCACTGCGCGCATCTTGCCGGCGAAACGGTCGATCTGGCTTTGCACCTGCTTGAGGCTTGCGTTGAACTGGGCACTGTCGAGCCCAAGGTTGACGCGCAGGCTACCGATGACCTCGCTCATCCCACTATTCCCTCTCGCCTCATCTCGGCATATCGCCGCATCGCTTCAAAGTCTCGCCGCCATCCATCCGGATCGCGGCGCGTCGTGCCCCTGGCCATCCCAAGGGGCGCCAGAACCTTCTGCAGGTCCGGATAGTCGCGCGGCTTGGCGGGCGCATAGGCGGTCAGTGCCGCGCCGCGCCAGGCGGCTGTCAACATCATTCCCAGCATCGCCTTTTCCCGGTCGGCCACACCTTCGCAGAACAGCACCAGTTCCCGGACGGTAAGGTCGGACGCGCTGCGGGGCTCGATCCCATAGCGCGCCGCCATCCTGATCAGCCGATCTACCGTCCAGGGGTCCGAGGGTCCTCGGCGCCGTCGCCTTCCGGCATCGCCGCAGCAAGCCCCTCGTTCAGAACCTGCATCGCGCCGTCAAGGCCAAGGTCATCGGCCATGTCCATCGCCATGTCCTTGGTCACTTCCGGGTGATGGGTCCGCAGCCCGGCCCAGACCACGCCTGCCACATCAGCCGCGCCAAGGCTTGCCATCGCCTCTTGCAGACCGGCCAGCGATGCCAGTCCGAAATGCTCCTGCAATGCTGCCATGGCCTTCAGCGAAAAGCGCAAGGTATATACCTTGCCGCCGATCTCGATCTGCCGGTCGGGAAGGCGCGCCATCAGGCCACCACCGCCGTCATCAGCGACGCCTGATCGGTGGTGAAGGCATCGTTTGCGGCCGTCACCACGGCCCGGATGCGTTCGCCGACATCGGCGGCGACAGGCACATAGGCCAGGGCTTCGGCGCCCGTGATATCGGCCCAGGCCGCACCGACGCCGCTGTCGGTGGAGCGCTGCCACTGCACCTCGGTGCGGATCGCGCCGCCGATCACGCCAGCGTCCAACTGCAGGATCGAGCCCACGACCGCAACGCCAGAGATCACGGGGTTGACCACAAAGCGCGGTGCCGCGGGCGGCGTCAGCACGAAACCGCCAGACAGCGTCAGCGAGACCGATGCCATCTGGCGCTCTTCGGTGGGGCTGTCGGGCTCGTAGGTGGACAGCGAACCCACGAACAGGACCGAGACGCCGTTCGGATAGGTGATGCGGCAGTTCCGCTTGCGGCCGACCGACTGCAGGATCGCCGTGTCGGAACTGCTGCCGGGGATGTAGTTCATCGAGAACGACATCTCCTGCTGGTCGATCAGGCCGGGGATGAACTCGCGCGAACGGTTGGGCGACTGGTTCGACGTGGCGTCCGACTGTGCCACGTTCACGGCCGGGGGCTTCACGTCGAAGATCTCGGCAATATAGGTCCAGGCGGTCGGGGTGGCAGGGTCGGCGATCTCGAACAGGGTGCCGTAGCCGATGGTCACTTTGGTCTGGGGCATGGCCCTTCTCCTATGCTGAAAGGTGGACGATGGCGTCCACGGACAGGCGGATGATGTGATGGACCTGGCCGCCGTCCCAGGTCGTTGCGTCCACGGGCTCACCCATGAAGATGGCAAGCACCTCGCCCGACCGCGCGCCGGTCAGCGCGGCCACCAGGTGCGTCATTTCCCGCTGCGCTCGCTCTACGCTCTCGGCATAGACATCGAACTGCACCCGACGCTGCACATGCCGCGTCTTGCCCTGGTTGTGGTAGTGCCCGACACCGGAAATCTCGGACATGACCACGAAGGGCATCGGGGCCTTCTGCGGCGCGCGCATCCAGTGCACCCGCCCCTCGGCCACGCCTCTGGTCAGACGGACAAGCGTCTCGCGCAAGACGGTCATTTCCGCTTCGCCGCCCGACGCGCGGCGCGCGCCACGGCCTTCTCGATTTGCGCGGCCAAGGCATCCTTGATTCCGTCCAGAACCGCACCTTGCGTTTCATCCCATGCCGGGCGCATGAAGGGCTGCGGCGCACGGTTGCCCCGACCACCGCCGAACTCCAGCACCCGGTTCTTCGGTTCCGACTTGGGTCTCACCGCAGGCCCGACAAAAACCTCGGCGAACGACGCACTGTCCTTTGCCGCACGCCGGGCATCCCGCAGCGCCTTTACCGCGTCGCCACGCGATCCGCCGCTTCGCAAGACAGCGGAAAACTCCGCCTTGCCTGCCGTATTGTTGATCTTTGCCGAAGCAGTAATGCTGTCGGCCAGAATGCCCGTATCGCGCGGGGCCTTTGACACGGCGGCGGCTACCAACGGCTTCGAGGCTTCGACAAGCGTGCGCTTCAACACGCCGCGCGCCGTCGCCTTCGTCAGATTGGCCAGGTTGGCATCCAGTTCCTTCAGGCCATCGACGCGGATGCTAATGCCAGCCAATCGTGCCTCCATCCGCCCGTGCGGCAAGTTCCACATCCAGCCACATCCTGCGGCCCACCTCGATCGGCGGCACCACCACCTCGTAGATCAGTCCGTCGAACAGCACACGGTCCGTCACAGAAACGCCCTCGCACCAGCGGATGCGCATCATCAGCCGCGCCGTGCCCTGCACCTGGCCGGTCGCAAAGGTCTCCGATCCGCGCAGGATGATCTGGCGACCGAAGCAGCGGAACTGTTCCTGCCACTCCAGGATCGGCTCGTTGATCGCAGACCGTCCCACCTCGACCTGCCGATAGAACACCAGCGGCCGGTCAAGCTGTTCTGCGCGGGACAGGCGGGCCATGTCAGACCATCCTCAGACGGAAAGGCGCGATCAGCGCGTCATAGCTGCGCCGCCACTCCTCTTCCGGCATCCCGTCGTACAACGCCTGGACGTGGATCTTGATGGCAGCGCGCAGCGGCGCGGGCACGCTGTCCGGCGTGGGGCCATATCCGGCGGTGAAATCAACCCAGACCGGCAGCATGCGAGCGGACAGCGCGGGCTGCACAAAGGCCGAGTCCATGTAGACCGTGGCGCAGACACCATCGACGACCAGCTGGTATTGCGCCGGGTCCACCGTTCCCTCGGTCAGGTCGGGCTGCAGATAGCGCAGGACGACATCGGTCACATCCGGCATGGGCAGCGTCAGACAGCTGGACCAGCCGTGAAACCGCTGCCGCCAGACCTGCGAGATCATGCAGCGGCCCAGAAGCCCGCCCCAGCCGTCCAGCATCTCGGTCGCGGCATCGATATGTTGCAGCAACAGCTGATCGTGCAGGAAATGCGTCACGCGACACTGTTCCCGCGCCTCGTCAAGATCCACGGGCCGGGCCACCGGAGCCGTGATGCGGATGGGGTGGATCATCTTTCTACTCGGTCCGCTGTTCCTTGCCGCCGTCGTCGGCGGGCCCCTTCCGCCTTGCACTTGCCGCAGACTTTTCCTTCGCCTCCGGTGCCCGTGTCGCCGCCTGCGTCTCCAGCGGCAGCAGAACGCCGGTTTCCACCAGATGCTGCACCTCCATGGGGCTTGCCTGCCGGGTGGACGGACCAGACCGGCCGGTCGGATCATAGAACCTGTCGCCGATGTGCTGACGAAGCACCCTGAACGTCTGCATGATGCTGCCTCGTTTCAGTTTTCAGAAGGGGCGGACCGACGATCCGCCCCTCTTGCTAAGGTGACCCGCCGGATCAGGCGATGCGACCGAAGTCGCCATAGATGAACGCGCCGGGCCGGTAGGTGGCCAAGGCCAGACGCTTTTCGCCAAGGATGGTGACGAGGTTCTTGGTGAAATCGTCGTTTTCGTAACCGGCCTCGATCGTGGTGTTCCAGCGATCGAAGATCTGCGCACCGGTGCGGAACGCCCCGACCAGGACCTTGTCGATCTGCATCGCCATCGACGGCACCACGGGCAGGCCCCAAAGCGTAGCCCCAAGCGTCCCCTGCGGATTGCCGATGATGTAGCGACCCTGGCTGTCCTTCAACAGCTCGATCCAGGCCCAGTCGGCAGGGTTCAGCACGATGCCGTCCGCGGGCAGCAGCGCCAGCGAGGCCTGCAGCACCATCAGACGCACCTTGTCGCTGGACAGCGTATCGGCTCCGCTCAGGGGCGAGACATAGGCCGTCGCCTGCGGGATGATGCCAAGCAGGTTCTGACCGGTGCCGTCACCGTTCAGGATCTGGTTTTCCTCGACCAGGTCCAGATTGTAGGTCAGGCGGCTGTCGATCATCGACCGCAACATCGAGATGTCGGACAGGGCCTGCCGCGAAACCTTCATGGTATGCGCGATGACCTTGGCCGAGGTGGTGACCAGCTCCAGCCGGAAATCGGACTGCGGCTTCGAATCACCTTCCGCGACCGGGGCTGCGCTGTTGGTTGCCGAATGCTCGCGCAGATACTCGATGCCCTGGCTGTCCATGTTGCCTTGCGCCAGAAGGGCCCGGATGGTCATCTGGCGGCGCGGAAGCTCGACCACGCCCGGCAGCCGCATGTTGTCAAGCGCCGCACCCACAGAACCAGCGGCCGCAGCGGTCGAGTTGGTCAGCGTAGCCTTGGTCTCGACCCGCGCCCTGTCGTTGCGCGAAAAGCCGCCTTCGCGGAACTTCTTGAACTCGTCCGATTCGACGAAGGCCGCCCCGGCGGTCTTGATCTCTTCCTGACGTTCCGGCCCGGTCTGAGCCAGTTTCTGCTCGACCGCCAGCAGTTGCGCCTTCAGGCCGTTCATGGCGATCAGGGCTTCGTCGGCCTTTTCCTTCAGCGTTGCGGTCAGCTTCTCGCCCGCCTCGGCCTTGCCCTTGGCTTCGACCGCGATCTCGCGCACAGCATCCAGCGACTTGTCGAAGGCAGCCTTGGTCTCTGCGGCAAGCTGCTCTGCCGTCTTGGTCTCATTGCTCATGTGAGCCTCCGTTCCGATGTGATCAGGCCATCTGGCCCAGAAGGGCGCGCAGGAACGCATCGCCCGATTGCACCGCTGCGGCAGGCTCCCCCTGCCCCTTCAGGTGGATGCGCGCGGCACGCTCCGCCTGCGAGTTCGTCAGGCCAAGACCCTTGACCAGCGTTTCGAACTCCCGCTCCGTCAGCCGTTCCCCGGCTCGCAGCTTCTCGATGATATCCTCAGCCCCATCCGCCTTGACCGCAGTCACCTTGCTGCGGTCGTTCATCGGGAAGGTGACGATCGACACTTCCCACAGATCGACCTTCTTCAGAAGGCGCACAGGGCCATCGGGTTCGGACTCCTTGGTGCGATAGCCGATGGAAAGACCGTCCAGCGCGCCCGCCTTCAGCAGCACATGCGTCTCGCGCGCCTTGGGAACGTCCATGATCAGCCTGCCTTTGCCCCAAAGACCCCGGGCATCCTCGGCCATATCCTCCCAGACACCGATGGGCTCGCGCGGATCGTGTTCGCGCAGCATCTTGATCTTCCGGCCCGTCCGGCGCGCCTCGGCAAGACTTTCGACAAAAGCGCCGGGAAGAACCTTGTCGCCGCCGTTGTCCACGTTTCCGAAGGTCGCGGCATAGCCCTCGAACGTGCCCTCGTCGGTCAGGTTCTTCACCTCAAGACCGAAATCCATCGTGTGTTTCATCTGCTTGCTCCCGCGACCTGGCCCGCTTCGGTGATGGGCACGTTCTGCATCTGCATCCTCGGCGTATCGCCACCTTCGACGCGCGGCAGGTTTTCAAGGCGCCGAACCTCGTTGATGGTCAGATATCCCGCGTTCAAACCCGTGGCATAGAAGGCAGCTCTCCCCGCGCTGTCCCCGCGCAGCAGGCCTTCGATGTTGAACTCGATCTTGATCCCCCGCGCCCGGTCTTGCGGCGTCAGCAGCTGCTTGCACAGCGCCTTTTCGATCCTCACCAGGCGGCGGCGCAGCGTGATCTGGTAGAAGATCTGCATCTGCGCCTCGACGCTGGACGGCCAACCTGCGCCGTTGTCGGCATGGCCGATCATTACCGGCGGCACACCGAAGAACCGGCAGATTTCCGCGACAGAGAATTGCCGGGTTTCCAGCATCTGGGCATCTTCCGGCGAAATGGTCAGCTGCTCGTACTCGACGCCACCCTCGGCGATGAAAGGTCGCCCTGCGTTGACCGCCCCCAGATACTTCTCCTGCATCGCGTCATGGGCGATCTTGCGCTGCTCCGGCGTCAGCCATTCCTTGAACCGCAGGATGCCGGAAGGGCGCAGCCCGTTCCTGAACATCCCGGCGGCAGATCGTTCGGCAGCCTGCGCCAACCCAAGGCTCTGGCGCGCAAAGGAAAGCGTCGAAAGACCGCCAAGCGGATCGCCGCCCGGGCCGCGGATGTGCAGAACCTCGTCTCCAGACCCGACAAAGCTCTGCCCGTTCTCGCTCCACCGGTATTCGATCTGGCCGGTCGGCAGTCTGCGAACCGTCATCTGCTCCGGCTTGATGTGCTGCAAAGCCACCAGTTTGTTTGTGGCTCCAGGAACCTTGCGCGCATAGCCGTTTCCGTACGTCTCAAGCGACATCGACAGTCCGTCCAGAAAATCGACAACGGTCTGGTCCTGGTTAGGGCTGTCATGCAGGATCGGGTAAAGCTGGTGTTCCTTGTCAACTGCGGATGTGCCATCCGGCCCCGTGCGATAGACCTGCAGCGGCAGGCTGGAAATCGTGCCGCTGATGAGGTTGCAGCACGCCCAGTAGGCCGACAGCGCAAGCGCGCTGGTGGCCGTCACGATCTCGCCCGACTCCGTCGCCGATGCAGTGCCCTGTCCGTTTGCCCATATGGTGGACTTGC